CCTACTATTAAACAGTACGAAATTATTACTCCAATTGCAACCATTGTTTTTACAAATATAAGTTTAGCCAACATTATTATATCTCCTTTGTTGGTGCCACAATAGGGGGGTATGTGGCACTATTTTAAATACGACGTTTTTAAGACGCTTATTTTATTGTAGGTAAATTAATACTATAATTATTTACCTATAAGTTTTGTCTTTAGACTTCGCTGGTTACTGCATGGAAGTTTTAGCCAGAACTAAAAACAAAACTTTTTTTTTGGCTCCATTATTTTGGTGGATATTGTCGCCAAAAAAACCAACATTATATTCTCACCCTAGTTGAGAGCGCGAGAGAAGGCGTTACTTCTCTCGCAATTATCCTACAGGTGAACATAAAAAAAGGAGAGTGAGCTGAACGCCCACTCCCCTGTGTTTTTATTGCACTGTGGATAATGGTACAACTGGTCCATCATAGTGCTGTTTTTCAATAGTCGGTGCTGAATTTAAGTCTGCATCTGATATTGGTTCGTTAGTCCACTCTTGTTCTAACTCATCTTTCAGTACACTCAATACTCTAAGTACTGAGTTACTCATCTTCAAGATAGATTGATTTATATCATGTCCATTCTTTACACTATCTGGTACAGGCGTTCCCTCTCTCTTTTCTCTACGCTCTGCTCCCATCAATCTATCTTCAGCTACATTTGCAAAGTATCGGATACCATCTCTGTATCCACCCTGCTCTTTGGTTTGATTGATTTCTTTGTTAGCTAACCAATGTAGCTGTTTAATAAAGAAGAATACATTCTTGCTTTCTGCTTTAGTATTAGTCTGCAATAATCTATATGACTTATATAACTCAAGTTCATCTTTAGTTAGATTCTTCTTTACTACTTTTGATTCTACTATACTCATTGTTTTCTCACTTTCTATATATTGTTTAAGTTTAATGTTAAATAATATCTCTACTATTTAATACGTTCAGAAGGGCATACACCAAGAACAGATGTCTGCAAGAAGTTAATAAACTTGACCTAGCAAACTCCTCTTTGTCGAGCAAAGCGAGGGAGTTTGTTAGCTAAGTTTATTCAGTTGTTGTAGACACTCGCACGGAGACCAGAAGCCAATCATAAAGCGCAATAGAACTTTCGGTCTGTTCGACTGTATGCAACAAACTAGAAATACGAACATCTCGCAACAGGGCATTGGTTGAACGTGAACCAGACCTCAAAGCGAGATGGGCGAAAACGGAATAGCCCATGCGAGGGTTGCCACCTCGCTAAAACAAATCCCACTCGACGTGGCGTTTGTTTTATTCCTACCCAAATCCCCATCATTGAAGTGGTGGTTGCATAATTGCATCTTGACACGTACTATCGTAATAGTGTTTAAGGGGGGTAAGGGGGGATTTAGATAGGAAATGGTGATGAATAAACTGGTTAAATGTACTGATAAACAGATGAAGCTAGTTGATACACTTGTAGCAACTGGCTGTAGTATTACACAAGCTTCACAACTTGCTGGTTATGCTAAAGGAAATGCAGGTAGAGTTACTGCTAGCAAGGCACTTAAGCTTCCACACGTTCAAGAGTACATGATGAAATGTGTAGCTGAATCCATTGGCGTTAATGCTACGATTGCTAGCAGTAAGCTAGTGAAACTAGCTACAGGTGCTAAGAGTGAGTACGTTCAGCTTGAGGCAAGCAAGGACATACTAGATAGAGCTGGGTTCAAGGCTCCAGACAAGCACCTGCACCTGCACAAAGGTGACATTAAAGTAAGTATTGACTTAAGTTAGCTGTAGAAATAACTAGCTTGTGTTTTACTACACCTAAAAGGTAGGGTGGGTCAAAAATCGAGATGATGCTATTGCTAGTGGTCTTTCCCTAGCATTATTTTTTAAAAAAGCTTTTCAAAATTATTTTTTTACTGTAAAGGTAAAATATGGTTGCTAAGAAACATCAGAATCCTAAAGGTGGTTTGAATGAAGCTGGTCGTCAGCATTTCAAACGTACAGAAGGTAGTAATTTAAAACGACCTGTAAAGTCTGGTACGAATCCACGCAGAGTTTCTTTTGCTGCTAGGTTTGCTGGTATGAAAGGTCCAATGAAAGATTCAAAGGGTCGACCAACTAGAAAAGCTTTAGCATTAAAGGCTTGGGGTTTTGGTAGTGTTGAAGCAGCTAGAAACTTTGCCAATCGTCACAAGAAGAAAGGATAGTGCCATGCCATCACATTATGGAATGAACAATAAAAAGAAGAATAAAAAAACTGCTACAAAAAAAACTAATGGCAAGAAGCTGACAAAGAAACAAATGTCATTACCTCCTTCTCTTAGAAAAAAGATTATGAGGTCTATGTAACTTGGCTAAGAGTACAGTAAACAAAGCTGGCAATTATACCAAACCAACCATGCGTAAAAATTTATTCAATAGAATAAAAGCTGGGACAAAAGGTGGTAAAGCTGGTCAATGGTCTGCACGAAAAGCGCAGATGCTTGCTAAACAATACAAAGCCAAAGGTGGTGGTTATAGATGAAGAAGCCACAACAATCTTTAAAAAATTGGGGTAAACAAAAGTGGCGCACTTCTGATGGCAAACCATCTAAAGGCAAGAAAAGATATTTACCAGATGCAGCTTGGAAAGCTTTATCTGCTTCTGAGAAAGCAGCAACTAACAGAGCCAAAGCTAAAGGTAATCGAAAAGGTAGACAACACGTAAAGCAACCAAAAGATATTGCAAAGAAAACAGCACGGTATAGATAATGGCTTGGTTACATAAACTATCTATTGAAGAAAGAAACATCTTACGTATTGTTGTAAAGAATGTTCACATGAAACATTTTCCAAAAGACTTTATTAATGACTATGAAGCTGACAAACTTATATCTTCCCTAGCTCCTGCAACTTTAGATAAGCTGTCAAAAATAGGTAAGGACTATAAGGTTGATAGAATTTAAATATAAACCAGATGGTCAGGTATTAAAAACATTTCTTAAAGATGATACATTCTTTCGAGGGATAAGAGGTCCAGTTGGAAGTGGTAAGTCTGTTGCTTGTTGCATAGAAGTATTTCGCAGAGCTATTATTCAAAAGCCAAACAAAGATGGCATACGTAAAAGTCGTTGGGCTATTATAAGAAATACAAATCCACAGTTAAGAACAACAACAATTAAAACTTGGCTTGATTGGTTTCCAGAAAATGAATGGGGTAAGTTTTTTTGGTCAGTTCCTTTTACACATCATATCCAAAAGGCAGATTTAGATTTAGAGGTTCTTTTCTTAGCTCTTGACCGACCAGAAGATGTAAAGAAATTATTGTCTTTGGAATTAACTGGTATATGGATTAACGAAGCAAGAGAAGTTCCCAAGAGTATTATTGATGCGTGTACTATGAGAGTAGGTCGTTACCCATCTATGAGAGAGGGTGGACCAAGTTGGTCAGGAGTGATTGCAGATACCAACGCACCAGAAGAGGACCATTGGTGGGCTATTATGGCAGGTGAAGTTCCTATTCCAGATTACATTCCTATTGAACAAGCACGTATGTTAGTAAAACCAGATAACTTTAATTTTTATACACAACCACCTGCAATGATAGAAGAGCATTCAGATGATGGTATTGTTATTGGTTATAATGAAAATAAAAATGCTGAGAATAAAAAGAATATGCTGAAGTCTTATTACAGTAATTTGATTCGTGGTAAGACTAAAAGCTGGATAGATGTTTATGTTATGAATCGACTTGGTTCGATACAGGAAGGTAAAGCTGTTTATCCAGAATTTATTTCAGAAACACATATTGCTACAGAAGAAATACCTGTTGCAGATGGCATACCTTTATACATTGGAGTTGATTTTGGATTAACACCTGCTGCTGTTTTTGGTCAAAAGGTTAGAGGTCGTTGGTTAATACAAGCTGAGATTGTAGCGATTGATATGGGTATTGTTCGTTTTTCTGAGCTTCTTAGACAAGAGATAGCAACACGTTTTGGTAATCTTGATGTATATATTTATGGTGACCCTGCTGGTGATTTTAGAGCGCAAACAGATGAAAGTACACCATTTCAAATTTTAAGAGGTGCAGGTTTACGTGCAACCCCTGCTCCTAGTAATAGTGTTGACCTAAGATTAGAATCTGTAACATTGCAACTTACTAAAATGTCTGAAGGTAAATCTGCATTTTTGATTGACAGAAGATGCCAAACTCTGATAAAGGGTTTTGAAGGTGGTTATTGTTACAAACGTATTCAAACATCTGGAGAACGCTATGATGAAAAACCAGAAAAAAATATGTACTCACATATCCATGATGCTTTACAATATTTATTATTGGGTGCAGGTGAAGGTAAGAAGCTAATGAACAATCAAGCACAAGCACAAGTTGTACAAGCAAATACAAGCTTTGATGTTTTTAACAGACGACCATCTATTCAACGTAAACCTTTTTGGAGTAGAATATAATGTGTAACCCATTGGTAGTTCTTGGTGCAGCAATAGGTCTTGTTGGAGGAGGAGCTTTGACAAGAGAACAAAACAAACGAGAAAGAATTGCTAGAGAAAATAGAGAAGCTGAAGCTGCTGCTAAACGTGAAGAAGATAGACTAGCATTAGAAGCAGAATTAGAAGCAGCAAGAAATCCGTCACAATTTACAACTGATTTAGCACCTGGGTTAGTATTTACTTCTGCTGAAGCAAGAGATAATTATATTTTAAATATGGGTAAAGAATCAGTAAATGAAACTATAGATAATAATACTGATGGAAATACTGGTGGTAATACTAATGATGGTCCTGTTGCTATTGGTTATGATGAAAATGGTAATCCAATTTATGCTTCTGATTTAGAAACAAATATAGAAAATTTAGAAGGTCAACTTGAATCTTCTGCACAAAAAATAAAATCTCTTGAAGATACAATTAAAGAAATGGGTGATGGTGACCCCGAAGCAGTAACTAAAGAAATACAAAATGTTACTTACACAACTATTGTACAAGGCATTCAAGAAGAGCAGGCACAAATAAAAGCTAAGAAAGCAGAACAATTAAGAAGAACTCTTGCTCAAAGAAGAAGAATTGGTGAAAAAGGTAGAGCATCATTAATTACTGGAACTTCTGGTGGTATTGGTTATTCATCTGGATTAATAGATCAAACAGTTAAAACACCACCTAATATTACTATTTCAAAAACAGTACAATAAATTAAATGTATCAAGAAGAAAAACTTTTAAAAGTAAAAGAATCTATTAAAGAAGTAAGTAATAGAATAAATCCTTTACATCTTAATTCTTTGTTAAGAAAGTATGAGAAAGCTTCTAATCAAAAAGAAAACTATAAAGATTTGTTTGAGGAATGTTATGAATTAGCTTTTCCTCAAAGAAAAGGTTTCTACGATTCAACAGTAGGAGAGAGAAGAGATGAGAAAATTTTTGATGAAACTGCTGTCGTGGGTGTACAAGAGTTCGCCTCGAGGCTCCAGCAAGGGCTTGTCCCAAACTTCGCAAGGTGGGCAGACTTCCAAGCAGGTTCGGAAACCTCGCCAAACCAAAAAGAAAAAGTAAATAATGACCTTGATACGGTTACAGATTATGTTTTTGAAATAATCCAACAATCAAATTTTTCACAAGAAATACATGAATCTTTTATGGACTTGGCAGTTGGTACTGCTGTGTTAGGTGTTGAAGAAGGTGATGCAGTTAATCCAATTAATTTTTCAGCAATACCATTAACGGATGTTGTTTTAGATACTGGACCAGATGATAGGATAGACCATGTGTTTCGTGAAAGAGAAATGCGTTATTCTGATATACCAATTACATA